ATTTCAACACAGAGTATCATGTAAAGTTTACACCTGATGCTACTACTAAGAAAATAGCAATAGGTAATGATATAATTTCTATGGATTTACACGACAATCAGGCTCGTAGACCTAGTGACCTCGTACGTCGCAATGGATTTTTGTATGACAAATCTACACATACAGATGAGTTTGATGGTGACGTAGATCTTGATGTAGTTAGGTTATATAATTTTGAAGACTTACCTATTCCTTTCAAACGATTTATTGTGTATAAGGCATCACGAGTTGCAGCTACTCAGTTAGTTGCTAATGCTGGACTTGTAAGATTATTAGGAATACAAGAGCAACAAGCCAGAGCAGCACTACAGGAGTATGAGTGCAACCAAGCTGACTACAGCATGATGCAATTCCCAGAGGGTACATCATACCAAACATATCAACCATTTAGAAACCTTAGACGATAATGGCAGGCGTAACACAAACCATTCCACAATATTCAGCAGGCATATCAGAACAGCCTGACAACCTAAAATTTCCGGGTCAGGTAGTAGAATCTATTAACGCAATACCAGATGTAACCAAAGGTCTATTTAAAAGACCGGGTGCAGCAAGAATAGGAACTGATGCTTTAGCTAATGTTCAGAGTGGTGGTGCGTACTTTCATTACTATCGTGACGATAATGAAGGCTCTTACATAGGACAAGTTGCAGCAGATGGGCAGCTTAGAATGTGGAAAGCTGACGGAGACAACGCTGGAGCTGCACAAACCATAGTATACGGTACAGGTGGACAGACAACTATACAGAACTATCTCCAGACAACTAACCCAGAGAACTTACAATTCTTAACAATCAACGACACAACTTTTGTAAACAATAGAGACTCTAGCGATTACACACAACAAGAAATAGATGATGGTGTTGCACCGTCTGGTACATCAGCTGGAGATGCTAGAACCATTACAGCAGTAGGTCATACAGGTACTACAGATGCTACACCAGATGCTCACTTTGCATTTCTAGAATTATTACGTACAGAAAACGGAAGGCAGTACGGTGTCAACATATATAATAGTACTACTACTACTACACTTACCAGAGCTACACGTGTAAAAGTTCAGAGTAATACACTCGATGAAAGTGATGGCACTGGTCATTGTCCTAGTATTGGAACAGCTGTATTTAGTGTAGACAGTGGTACTAAAACCAATCTTATATTTAGAATTACTGCTTTAGGTCAGCAAGGTGTTAGCCCTAACTATAGTGCTAGCTCTAACGGGCCGGGTGGTAACAACTATAGATGTAGTTATAATGTAGAAATAGTTTTACTACATGGTGGTGAAGGTTGGACTACAGGTGACACAGTAACAGTAACTATGGAAGGTGCTGATTATACTGTAAGAGTAGAAGATCACGAAAGCACTCAAGTAAAAGCTACACTTAACTCATCAGGTGATGGACTTATCAGGCCAGAGCCAACACCATTTGATGCTGATACAGCTGTTACTGCTGATACTGTTCTTGGTGGTATACTAGCTGAATTACCAACAGGCATCACTGGTACAGTTATAGGCACAGGAATTTATCTATCTAGTACCAGTGCTTTTAATATAGAAGTAGTAGAAGATGACCTAATGAGAGTCATGCAAAGCTCTGTAAATGATGTAACTAGATTACCGAATCAATGTAAACATGGTTATATAGTTAAGATATCTAACTCTCGTATGGCAGATGAAGATGACTACTATGTACGGTTTGATGGCCAAAATGATAGAGATGGATCAGGGTCTTGGTCTGAATGTGCTAAACCCGGTATACCAAAGACTCTCACTAACATGCCGTTGGTTATACAAAGAACAGCACTAGCAAACCCCGGTACATCTACAGAAGTAGCTACCTTTACAATCAAACAGTTTACATATGCTGACAGAGAAATAGGTGACGAGCTAACTAATCCTATGCCATCATTTGTAAAAACCAGTGATGGACAGCCAAAGTCTAGTAGCAATACTTTTATAGGTAGAATAAACAAAGTATTATTCTTTCGTAACAGATTAGTATTCTTATCAGGAGAAAATGTTGTTACATCTAGACCGGGTACACTAGGTAAGCCTGACTTTTTTAGTGAGACAGCGTTAACTATTGCATCATCAGATCCGATTGATATATCTGCTGCATCTACGTTTCCGTCAGAATTGTTTGACGGTATAGCTATCAACACTGGTTTGGTAGTATTTAGCACAAACCAACAATTCCTACTTGCATCAGATGATACAGTTTTAAATCCTGATACTGCTAAATTACGTAGTATATCTACATTTAATTATAATAAAAATATCGCACCTATCTCATTAGGTACAACTATTGGTTATGTTGATAACTCTGGTAAGTTTAGCCGCTTCAACGAGATGGCAAACATAGCTAGAGAGGGTGAACCTGTGGTAGTAGAGGTGAGTAAAATTGTACCTACATTATTACCACAAAGTATAGACTTACTAACAAACTCTAGAGAAAACGGTATCATTTTATTTGCTAAAAATGGTGCAACCGACTGTATAGTATACGGATATAAATATTTAAATGTTGCTGATAAAAGGCAGCAAGCAGCATGGTTTAAATGGAAACTAAACAATCCTGTAATATATCATTTTATTATAGATGATGAGTACTACTTCTTAGATAGTGACTACTATTTACAAAAGATAAGATTGGTACAAACAACAGAAGACCCTAGCATAGTACAAGATAATGTCGACTTCTTATTACATGTGGATAATCATACTACTGTTAGCGGCGGCAACTTTAACCCAACTACGAATCTGACTACCTTTACTGGTGTCAACTGGTTGAATACAGTTACCACACCTAACTATGACTTGGTAGTGATTGACACAAACACCGCATCAGCACGAGTTGGTCGGTACGCTAAAGCCACGGTATCAGGCACAAGCTTTACCTTACCGGGCAACTGGTCAGGTGTAACTCTTACAATAGGTTATATCTATGACTACGAAATAAAGTTCCCTACATTCTATCCAATGAAAATGGCAGGCACTAAGCCTGAGTCAGATGTAAACTCTTCGTTAGTATTACATCGAATCAAGCTACATTTTGGTAAGATAGGACTTTATGAAACTACACTGAAACGTATAGGAAAGAATGATTACACAGAAATATACGAATCAACCGAGCTCGACGAGTACGAAGCATCTGATGCTCCATATCTCGAAGAGTTTATCAAGACTGTCCCAGTCTACGAAAAGAACACAAATGTTGAGATAACACTCAAATCTTCTCACCCAGCCCCAGCTACGCTACGTGCATTGTCTTGGGAGGGTGACTATTCACCTAGATTTTATCAACGTGTCTAATTACATACACCCAATCACAGTGGAGGCTGCTACAGAAGTGGCCTCTAACCTCCGTCCAGATGACCTCAGAGAGGTCGTAGAGGGTCATGGGATAGATCCTACCGATCTTCCAATTCTAATGACTCAGAACCTGATATACACCGATACCCAATTACATTTGCAAGAGAGGCCAAACGGTATGTCGATAGCCGTCCTGAGTCTCTCCTTTGGAATATAGTTGATAGTAGAAACAAAGCACATCTTAGATTGTTAAAGTTTCTAGGCTTCAAGTTCTTACGTAAGTATGAGCATGGGCCAAATAGTATACCTTTTATAGAATTTTGCCGTGTGCGTAGACGCTAATGCTGGAGCTAGAAGAGCTGCCAAGCAACGGGCTCGTGAAAAAGATGCTGTGTTTGCACAGAAGAAACTACAATTCTTCAACAAAGAAACCAGTTTACAGAGAGCTCAAAATAGAAATGTTGTAGGTTACAGTCGTGACCTTAGTGACGCTTATGTTAGAGCTGTATATACTCAAGGTAAGGGTCGTCTTAGAAACCAAGCACTTGCTGCCAAATACTTTGCTGGTAAAAAAGTAAATGAAGGCGGTAGAGGTCGCAGATTTGGTA